TATACAGAATATGCACAATTTTTAAGTGACGTTTATAATTATTTTATAAAATTATTTCCTGTGTGTTCTATAGATCCATTTAATGAACCCAGTAACCCATTTTGGACATATAATCAGACACAAGAAGGATGTTATTTTAGTTGGTTTTCTAGAAGAAAAATTATTAAAAAGTTAAAAGCTATAAATAACAATATTAATATATCAAGTTCTGATTCATTTTCTGTTGGATTTGCTTTATTATGGGAATTATGGTCTCCAAAAAAATTAATAAATCAAGTTAACGTTCATTCCTATAAATTAAATTATAAAAAATGGACATTTAATTTAGATGATTGTAATATTATTCGAAAAATATTTAGAATGTTTGTAAAAAAAAACATTTGGGTTTCAGAATATGGTTGTGGGGGATCTAACAATTTAAAACTGTCACTTGAATTTGCTAATCATATAATTCGAGATTTAAAAACATTATCACCAACAGCATGGATTTATTGGCAAGCTGTAGAAAATCCAGATGTCTGGGGTTTACTTGAATACGATTTACAAAATTTAAATAGCTCAAAAGTCGTTGTTACTAAAAAATATTGGGTATTTATGCATTTCACAAAAACTTTGAATCGAGGAGATCAATATAAAGTTATCAACAATTCCGTATTGTATATTTATAACGAAAAACTTAATAAACATGCCTATATAATTGTTAATGATTCATTAAAAACATTATCATTTAAACCTCATAAAAATAATTTGCGTATAGATTATTTTATTCAAACTTCAGAATTTTATAATTATAAACAGTTTAAATATATTACACCGTTTCCAAATACAATAACAAGTATTTATTTGACTAAAATTTAATTTATTATTTATTATTATATGAATTTATCTAATTTAAGACGTTATAGATTAAATTTCGAAAAATACCCATATTATAATAATCAAAATGACGGAATTGCTTTATTTGATTTAATAACATCATTTGTAGGAGCATATTTACTAGAAAAAATGTTTAATTTATCAAAAAGATTAAACTTATGTAACAAAAATAAACAACTAGTATATTATTTATTAGTAATTCCATTTGGAATAATTGTACATCACATCATAGCTCACATACGTTCTATAAAACTTTTTCCTGAAGAAATAACTTTTCTTAATAAGAAAATTTTTTCACTTAAACCTAATATTTATCATTTATTACTCGTTATACTAATCGTGTATATAGTTAATTTATGTTAGAATTATGAAATTTTTAAAAATAATTGAATTTAAACATAACTTAATTATTTTTAACAGAATGACAAAAAAGATAGAAGAAACATATAAAAAATTAACTCAAAGAGAACACGTTTTGCATCGAAGTGGAATGTATATCGGGTCAACGAAAAAACAAACAGAAGAATTATGGGTTGCAGATGAAACTTCAGATGGTACTATTAAAATGAAAAAGAAAATGATAGAATATTCCCCAGGTTTTATGAAAATTTTTGATGAAATTTTAACTAATGCTACAGATCATTCTTTTCGTGATTCTACTGTTAATACTATTAAAGTTGATTATGATAAACTATCTGGAGAAATTAGTGTATGGAATAATGGTAAAGGAATTCCTGTTGTATTACACAAAGAACATAATATATATGTACCTGAATTAATTTTTGGACATCTATTATCTGGTAGCAACTACAACGATAATGATACTAGAACTGGAGCTGGTACGAATGGTCTAGGATCAAAAGTTGTAGCAATTTACTCCAAAAAATTTATAGTTGAAACCATAGACAGTGATGAAAAACGACGTTTTATTCAAGAATTTACTGATAATATGGAAAATCGTACAAAACCTAAAGTAACTAATAATTCAGGAAAAAGTTTTACAAAAATTACTTTTATTCCTGATTATTCTCGTTTTGAAATGTCTGGTCTTGAAGATGATACTATTCTTCTTATTAGAAAACGAGTATTAGATTGTATTGCTTGTACTAATTCAAATGTTCAAATATATTTAAATGGTGAACGTTTACGGGGAAAAGGACTTACTGATTACATTGGATACTTTTTCGACAATGAAAAAATTATAAACGAATCTTATACTGATCGTATTAAATATAGTAATGGTAAAACAGTAGAATATACATGGGAATATGCTATAGTACCTTATCATCAGTATGAACAAGTATCATTTGTTAATGGAAATGCAACTATTCAAGGTGGTAAACATGTTGATTATATTCTTTATCAAATTATTAACAGATATAAAAAAATGCTTGAAGATAAGAAAAAATTAAAAGAATTAAAACCTAATTTTATTAAAGACAAATTGTTTGTATTTTTACGTTCTACTGTAGCTAATCCAAGTTTTAATAGTCAAACAAAAGAACAATTAACTACACCTTCAAAAGATTTTGGTTGTATAATCACTGTTAGCGATCAATTTATTAATAAACTTTATAAAAGCTCTATTACAGATGAAATTGTTGAATTTTGTAAATTTAAAGAAACTTCTACATTAAGTCGTACTACAGATGGTAAAAAAATTAATAAAATTTATATTCCAAAACTTGAAGATGCTTTGTGGGCTGGAACAGCTCAATCAGATCAATGTACACTTATTTTAACGGAAGGCGATTCAGCTAAAACGTTTGCTATGTGGGGAAGATCAGTTGTTGGACCTGAAAAATATGGTTGTTATCCATTACGTGGAAAATTTTTAAATTTACGCGATGCATCTATTTCTCAATTAATTGGTAATGAAGAAATTAATAATGTTAAACAAATTATTGGTCTAAAACAGGACAAAGACTATAAAAATACATCAGAACTGCGTTACGGTAAAGTTATGTTATTAACAGATAGTGACGTTGATGGAAGTCATATTAAAGCTTTACTTGTAAACTTTTTTCATTATTGGTGGCCTAGTTTAATCAAACTTGATTATATTCAAACATTAAGAACACCTATTGTAAAAGCTATTAAAGGTAAAAAAATCATGGAATTTTTTACTGAACAAGACTACCTTAAATGGAAAGAAACAGGTGTAAATTTACATACATATCAAATTAGATATTTTAAAGGTTTAGGTACTTCAAAAAAAGATGATGCAAAAGAAACATTTCGACGTCTTGATGATCTTAAAGTTGATTATTATTACAAGAATGAAAATTGTGACGAATCTATTCTTTTGGCATTTGATAAAGATAAAAATATTAAAACATCTAATATTGAAATTGTAAAATGTTCTGATAAACGTAAGGTTTGGTTAAGTAATTATGACAAGAATATTTATTTAGATATGAACCAAAATCGTGTAAGTTATCAAGATCTTATTAATAAAGAACTAATTCATTTTTCTATTTACGATAATTTACGATCAATTCCTAGTTTATGCGATGGTCTGAAACCTAGTCAAAGAAAAATATTGTATTATATGTTGAAAAAAAATAAACGGGACCTTATTAAAGTAGCTCAATTATCTGGTTATGTTTCTGCAGAAACAAGTTATCATCACGGTGAAGCTTCTCTTCAAGGTGCAATTGTTAACATGGCACAAAATTTCGTTGGATCTAATAATATTAATTTGTTGTACGGCGATGGAAATTTTGGATCAAGATATCAATGTGGAAAAGATGCTGCTAGTCCTAGATACATTTTTACACGTCTTTCAGATATAACACAAGATATTTTTAACCCTAATGACACACCTCTATTAAACTTTTTAAATGATGATGGTATGTTAATTGAACCAGAATGGTATTTACCAATTATTCCAATGGTTCTTGTAAATGGATGTGAAGGTATAGGTACAGGAATTAGTAGATATAATAAATAATTTAATAAAAATGATTGACGATGATACTTTTTTGCCAGATCCACTCAAACCTTATTTTAGTGGATTTAATGGTACTGTAGAAGAAATAGAAGATGGATCGTATATTACAAAAGGTAAATGGGAACGTCTTTCTGATAAACAAATTAAAATTACAGAAATTCCAGTTGGAATTGGTGTTACAAATTATAAAGAATTTTTAGAATCATTTATCGAAACAAATAACACAAAAAAAAACAATGATAAAACATCAAAAACAAAAAAGAAATTTGAATTAAAAGATGTTCAAAATAAAACACGTGATGAAAATGATGATATATGTTTTATTATAGAATTTAAAAACAAACAATCACTAGATGACCTTATTAATAATGGAAGTATCGAAAAAGAGTTAAAGATTGTCAAATCTTTTAGTACAAATAATATGTATTTATTTAATGAAAATCTTATTCTTACAAAATACAAAACACCAGTTGATATTTTACTTGAATTCTTTGATCTTAGACTTGAATATTATATTAAAAGAAAAGAATATATTACAAAAAGATTACGACGAGAATTAGAAATATTAACATCAAAAGCTAGGTTTATTAAAGAATATATTAATGGTGATCTCGATATTAATAAACGATCCAAAGATTATATAATTTCTGTTTTAGAAAAACATGATTATCCAAAAGACGACAATTCATATGATTATTTACTTAGATTACCTATTTATTCATTAACTCTTGAAAAAATAAAAGAATTAGAAGATAAATTAGCAAGAACTTTTGCTGAAATGGAAAACCAGAGAAGAAGGTTTGAAAAAGAAAAAGATGATGCATTTGATTATGGTGGTTTTGCATTTGCAAAAGAAGCTTTAAATTTAATTGATAACCTTGCAAGATCAAAATTAATTTTAGAAAGTGA